CCATGGCTTGGGCAGGTGGGTAATTGTCTTTGTATTGGAATGGCGACCTTGGAGCCTTTACGCTTGACGTTTTGCCTCGCACCCCTTGGTCCACATACTTCCAATAGGGGTTAGCCATGATAGCCACCACGATTTGCTTTGCGGATAGTTCGATGTCTTCGGGGGCGATAGATGCCGATAGCGTTCCCCCTGCGTTGGCGTTGGCTGCTTCGAGGTTTTTCTTCGCAAGTTCAATGACCCGTTCAATCCATTTGACCAGCACGTCATGGGTTGGCGACTTGCCTCCACCCTTGGGTCCTGCGATTGAACCAATGCCCTCCAAAGCGGTTTGGTCGATGCCCTTCATCGAACCGCTACCGAACTTGCCTACGGGTTGGCCATTCGCAAGTATGGTTGTTTCCATGCAAGTAAATGTACCCTGCCGAGGATAGTGTCTATCTGCGCCTCGCTCGCTCCGCTTCCATCCTCTCCGCTTCCAAAATGTCGTGAATCAGGAGGGCGTAGTTCAGGAACTCCACCGCCTTCATAGCGAAGATGGCATCGAATTTAAGAACGTCTTTGTTTGCCATCCGCCACACCACCATAAGCCATCCGTAGCCGGCAAGAGGGCTTACGTCAACCCCTCGGCCGTCTTCATCAGGTGTTTGGAATAGTCGCTCAAAACTTTCAAGTAGGACTCTGAACTTAGCAAAAAAAAACTGACAACCCCCCAAACGTCCCCCACCTTGGCGTGCTTCTTCATCAGTTCGGCTCGCTCGGCATGGGCAGCCCCGTCGTACTTTTTCGGAAAGAATCCGAATAGACCGCCCTCTCTGCACAAAGTCGCCATGATTCGGTGCAGGTTTTGGAGCAGTTGCTTTTCGTCGGTCGTGTTTGCGTCCATGAGTTCAATCAACTGCCCGGCCGTCAACTCGTCCGTGAACACGGTCGGAATCCACCACTTGCCCCCTGCTTTGAACTTCCTCTTGTAGCCCAATGCAGGCAATGCGTTCCACTCGCTTATGATGGCCTTGTAACGCTTTAGGACGCTCTTGGCGGACATTTCTCGGACAAGTGATATATCGACCCCCTCAACGATTGCAACGACTCCTGCGCGCTTGTCGTAGTCCCCAAGGACGCTGCTGAACTCAATGGCTCCGATGCGTTGGAACTGGTCGATGGTCAGGTCTTGGAGTTTCATAGTCGAATGTACCATTGTTGAGTTCCCGGAACGACCTTATGCCTGCCCTCAAAGGCTTCGCCTACGGCCTGAATAACTCCGGGCCATCCTCCAACATAGTCGTCCCCACAAATAAATCCACCCTTCTTGACCTTCGGGAGCCAAGCCTTGATGTCTTGCAGAACAGGCTCGTATTCGTGCGATGCATCGATGTAAACGATGTCAAAAGCAGAATCCTTAAATTTCTTGCAAGCAGCCAACGACTCCATATTCAGCAAAGAAACCCTATCTCGTATCGGTTCAAGGTTCTTCAAAGCCTCTTCGTATAATGGGATTGAATTGCTCGCCTTGTGTTCAGGCGAGCCTTCAAAGTGGTCAATGGCTACCAACTTGTAATCAAGCCCCCTGCTGACAAAAATCTCGTCAAAGATGGCCGTGCCACGACCGAGGTAGACCCCGATTTCAGCCATGTGGTATTTTTCTTGGGGAGGCATTTCGTCAAGAATTAACTGAAGCAGTTGACCTTGATTTTCCATGTTTGACCAGCCAAAGATGTTGTCGTGTTTCATCGCTTAAAGAGGGTTTTAATGTTAAGGCTTGCGTGCTTGTAATTGTTCGTTAGGTGGAACACCTTGCAATGGTCCGCAAGTTCGCCCTGCTCCGTGAACTCCAGCATCGGCTTCAAGCCAAGCGACCAAATCGGGAAAGACGCAAGGCTCTCCCTGAATAAACCGTTGTCGGGGATTTTGTCGAGTTCTTCGGGGTTCCGTGTCAGCACCTCTTTCAGCCTCTTGACGCTGAACATCCAAAAAGCGTGGTAGTTTATGAAGAACGGCAGGCTCACGTAGTCCTTGCCGTTGTACTGACACCAAACCGAACTGGGCAGGACCTCGTTCACGTCGGGGGTACATTCCCCTTCTTTGTCGTCGTAGGTTTCAATGCGGGTGAAGGACGGGTACAAGCCATCGGCAAACATCGAATCGAACCGCTCCGTGAAGTTGACGAAGCCTTCCTTGGGCAGCATCATGTCGTCCTCGAAGTAGGCCACCCAGTCAAAGTACTTGTAGGTTTCCTTGATGCGAGTCCGATGGACCGCAGTCAGCATCCAAGGGTGTGAGAGTTGCGTGTGAGCGTGAACCGTTACGGGTTGGTCCGCAAGTAGCCCCACGACTTCGGGGTCGTTGGTGTCCACGAAGATGTCGGCCTGCACCGGGTAGGACTTGATGGCCTCGATGACCCGGATGAGGTTTGGTAGCCTTTCGGGGTTGTGGTGGTAGGCGATGTTGGCGAGTAGTTTCATATCAAAAAGTTACAACGAATTTTTCAGGTGAAGGCCAGCCGGGGTTGGTGTCAAAGACCTTGGTGTCGGGTTTCTTGCCAATCCAATGCTCCGCTTGGTATCGTTGTTCTCGTACAGGTTCGCCCAGTTCCTTGATGTGGCTTGACTTAGCCCACCAAAAGTTCCCGGCAAAGTAGGGGTAGCCGTCGGGGTTGTTTTGGTCAGCCATGTGTGGGAACTGCTCCTTGGTAATCCAATGGCAGCCGACGGCATCGACCTGCTCCAGCATTTGCATGGAACGCTCCCATGCGACCACGTTAAAGAATAGCATGGACCTGCCCCATAGTTGCTTGACAAGGGATGGGTCGCTCACCGCCTTGGTATGGGCGTACAGGTACACGGCTTCCTCTTCCTGCGAGGCCTTGTACATTTCGGTAAGCGTCGCCTGCTCCCAAGCGTTGGTCCGGGTAACCACGACCTTGACCTTATCGGCCACCATCGAGTTCTCCAGCACCTCCTTGACCGCTTTGCGTTGTTCGGGTGGACCGACGATGCCGACCCTTATCTCATCCAAGACCCCGATGAGGCCGTAGTTGCAGACGGCCATCATATGTTGGTTGAGGATTAACTGCCAGTTGCCTCCGCAGTAGATGTGGTAGTAGTGGACGACTTTCATAAGGTCCAAAGGAGGGTTAGAAGGGTGAGGATGAAGAAAACGGCTGCAAGCGTCTTCCCGATTTCGATTAGAAGGTCGATGATGCGTTCCGTGTTCATGGGGCAAAGTTACACCACAACGTACTTCCCTGAGTTGCTTACTCTTAACTTGTTAAGGGCCACATACCGCATCGCATCGCAGGCGTGGTTGAAGGAGTCAATCGGGACCCCCGTGTTCTTGCCCTCTTTGTCGGTGGCCCAAGTGTAGGACCGCAGTTCCTTGATAAGGTTTGTGCTATCCTTGGTAACCTGCAACTTAAAGCGTTTCAGGATGTCTATCCCGTTCCTGACCGAATCGGGACCTTTCTCCGCTGGCTTGATGTTGAATCCAAGTCGGTAGATTTCTTCGATGCTCTTGGGTTCTGCTGAATCCGCCACGATCTCCCAAGCCCTTGTGATACCCAAGGTCCGCAACTTGTCTGCGATGTCTTGGTTGGTCAGGCCCGTAGCGTAGAGCAGTTCTTGGATGAGCAGGCAGTCCCCTTGGCGGTAGATGGCGACCAAGGCCGTAGGGTCGTTGCTAAAGCCCCAGTCAAGCCCCAAGGCGACGAATTTCGCACGGCTGACATCTATACCCTCCACAACCTCGAAGTCCTCGTATATCGCACCTTGGAGCGTCCCAACCTGACCAAGGCCATAGACCTTCCACCAGTTCGCCCAATAGGCAGAGGTTTCGGCTTTGGTGCGGTTGAGTTCGATGTCCCGCTTGATGGTATCAGGCAGGGCCTCGTTGTCGTTGTAGGTTAGGATGACCAGTTCTGCATCCTGTTCGGGCAGGACCTCGGTATGCGCCCAGAACTCATGTGTCGGGTTGAAGTCGATGTAGATGGCCTCGCTGGTACGAATGGCGAGTTGGTAGTAGGATTCAAAGTCGATGTTGTTCGCCTCGTTTATGTAAACGACCTGCCTCCTTGCCCCTCGGAGCCTTGCCTCGGAATCGGCAGAAAAGAACTCGATGATTGAACCGTTGGCAAAGTGATAGGTGAGCAGGGTCTTGTTCCATCGGTCTGCGACCCATCGGCCCGTCCATTGCATGACCTTCGCAAAGTCTTTGATTGCTCCCCTCCGTAGGTGGGGGATGGATTCGGAAACCACCGAAATCTCGGTCTTGTTCTTGGCTGCGATGTCTATTAAGACCGCAAGGATGGCGAGGGTTTTCCCCGCACTTGTTCCGCCTTGGATGACCTTCTTCCGGGCCGTCATCCTGCGGATTCGGCTGATAGCGGTCGTGTACTTAAAGTCCATCCCCAAACAGGGGTTGCTCGATGTGGACCGTGTTCTCCTGCTTGTCAACCAAGCCAAGCAGACGAGAGGCGATGTTGGCCGAGTAAACACCAGCACTTGAACCCTCCAGCATATCCTTATCGCAGGTCAGCCTTATGCGTGTAATGATTGGGGAGAATGTCTTGTGAAAGTCCGTAGTCCCCTTCCTGTAATCCGAAAGGTCATAGCAAGCCCCGTTCTCTGCAAGCCATCCTTCAAAGCCACGAAAGGTAATCGGACGCTCTTTGTCCCGGTAAACCATGACCCCATCCTTGCCGACATAGTCCTGCACCCGGTAAGGGTTGGCCTTGTTCTCGGCTCGGTACTGCTCAAACGCAGCCCATAGTTCTTCGGGGGTATTCCAAATCGGGGGTCGGCCTGCCATTAGTATTCGATTTTGTCTATCAGTTCGTCAATCTTGTCCACTATCTTCATCTTCACGGCAAATGCATTCGGTGAGTTAGAATCATCCACCGCTCCGATGCAGTCGCACAGGGTCGTAATGACCATCATGAGCGAGTCCATCCGAGCCTGCACTTGGGCTTCGTCTTCGTCTTTAGCCTTCGAGTTCGCCAAGTTCCCGAAGTTTGTTCCTGCTCCATGAGAGAGCCGACTTGCCGCCCCACAGGAGGTATGAGATGTAACCGCAGTCGGAGGTGTCGTCTGCGTTGTCGTAGTAGGTTTCTGCCCTTGACAGGTAGGAGTGCATCCGCTTGATGGTTTCAAGGGAAATTGCTTCCCCGCTGGCTAACTGCTGCGCCCGGACCTTGCCCGTCTGCGTCGCACACTTGTTGCCGTTCCGCTCGTTGAGTTCTATCCCTCGCTTGGCATTGTTCCTGATACCTTCCCCATAGTCGGCATAGGACTCGAACTGCTGCCTCTTGTGATTGGTATAGATTGACCCGCAAACCGCAAGCCGTTGAGCCGTATCGGGGAACTCTGCATTGGTTTGGTTGTTGCTCATGCAGCGACCGATGAAGCCTTCTCTTGACTCGTTATTGTTCGGGATTGGCAGGGGCATTCAGGGAGTGGTTTATGGTGTTTTGGTTGGCTTCGGCAAACAAGTCCGCTTGCAGGTAAATGTATTGAAGGGCTGATTT